CTCTATCTCAATATGTACTTCTGTTTTACAGAACTGCTTTAATACTAAACAAGGATATTTCATACTCACACCCCCAAACTTAAACAACAGAAACCTGTCTGACAAAGTATCTGGTATGTATCACGTTTTACAGCAATGCCATTCTGTACAAGCACATTCCAACTGCTGCCAAACTGCATAGATACTCCATTTACAGCATAATTCTGCAAGACACAATTAATCATGTCTTCATTCTCATACTCAAAATCAGCCATATCGCAGCATACATCTATGATTATTGCCTGCTGGAACTCTGTCAGATTATCAAAGCCTCTTGATGTTATACGATTAAAAGTAAGCGAGTCGATATGCCGGCTCGCCTGTTTTAATTTTCGTTCTATCTGTTCATCCGGGATAAGATTATGCTCACTCAGGTACTGTTCTTTACTTGCATATACCATAGGCTTACTCTGCAATCTCTTCTGCAGGATCTACATCAACGAATACAGAATCAACCTTACCATCCTTGCCATTAGGGAATACAAATGTATCACTTAACTGACGATTCTGATAAAGATATCCGTCTCCTTCTGTATGTGCTCCTGGTGCAAAGAAATAAATAGATGAAATCTTAGGTACTGTCTTACATGTCTGGCCACATGCGACAAGTACATTAATCTTGCGTGAACCCTGAACAGTCTTTTCATAATATGTGGCTATATTAGTCTTTGTAGGCTTTGCCACAACTGTATAAACGCTGTCGCTCTTAGTGTAGTATGTCTTTCCTTCTACCACATCTGTATCAGTTGTTATGGTATACTTTGACTTAAGCGGAGCAAAGCCGCCCTCTGCAACATCCCAATCGAATCTGTCATAGAATCTTTCATCATCCACAACTTCCATAAGTGTCACGCCATCAATATCAGTTACACGTGTTTCAATGCCAAGACCACCTTCTGCAATCTGTGTCATTTCAATCTTACGTGTAAATTCCTTTGATACCTCAAGCTTATCCATAATGTCAGAAGATACATACATAATGAGACTTCCATTTGCCTTATATCTTCTAAGCTTGCCTGCTGCCAGAATATGCTTAAGCTTAGCAAATACATTCTCTGATGTATATTCTGTTGAAGCTGTTTCAGTATGATATAATTCTGTCTTCTGTGCAGCCTGTGCTACCTTACTGAAAAATAATGCATCTGTCTCTGGTACTACCTGTGTCTGTTCAAATATGTGTGAAATATTCTGAATAGATGCTGTCTGATTTGTTTCATCAACATCTGCCTTATCAACCATAAACTGTACATCTCTGTCATGTGTTACTGTGTAAGGAACATCTTTCTGGTTATATTCTCCTGTGTTCCATCCACCTGATCTCTTATGGTTCTTATAACCACTTACACTCATCTGTGTAAAATGGAAGGTTTTGGCATCTAACCATCTGACATTGTTTGTGATAAATGGTGATGTAAGTGTGCCCTGAATAAGAATTGCTAATAATTCAGGACTCCACTGTTCTGCATAATTTAAATTTGGCATATTATTTTACCTTTTTAACCTTTCTTAATTGAATCTATTCCATCTCTTTGTAGGAACATTTACATTGCTACCTGCAGAAGACTGCTGTCCATTAGTCTGCTGCCCTGCGCCAATCTGGAATCCAGCATTATTCTCCGTACTTGGCTTAAGTGCAGGTACATCCTTTAGAACCTGTTCAAGTGCAGCTTTAACATTGTCCTCTGATATCTTTCCATCTGTACCTTTTGCCTTACTGAAATCAGCCATCTTAAGCACGTATTGTACTGTCTTGGCATTAATACCAAGTGTCATTGCTACCTGTGTAGCCGCAAGCTCTATACGAGCCTGTTCAGCATCTTTCTGTGCCGCTGCCACTTCGTTCTGAAGACTAGCGTTAGCGTTCTGCTGCTGTTCTACCTGCTGCTGTTTATTCTGCTTAAATGTTGCAATAGCCTGGCTGACTTCCTCCTCGGATAGTCCCTGCTGCTGGAAATAGCTTTTAAGCACAGCATTTTCTTTCTTGGCAGTTGCGGTGTCTAACATGCTCTGTATTTTGTCATAGTCAATTCCAGCCGCCTGCTGATTATTCTGACCACCCTGCTGTCCTGCCTGTCCATTATTGTTACTTCCAGCGTTCTGGTCGCCGTTACCATCTCCGCCCTCTGCGAAGAACTGTAAGTTCATAGGTAATGTCTTTCTCATCACTCTATCTCCTTTCTTCCGTTTACCGCCCGTCGGCATTTTCCTAAAGTTTAGTGCCATTAAGTTTTGGGCATAAAAATAACACCCACAGCGTTTGCCATGCGTGTTTGTTTACATCATTATTCTGTTGCACCGGTGCAACTTAGGTATAAAAATACCACCAATCTTGCGACTGGTGGCTGTTAATCAACTATTATTCTTTTATACAGTATGAAGAAACTATTTGGCAGGCGTACGCTTCTCCTGCATCTCTCGGGTTTCCCCTGTCATTACCATCGGCGTGTGGATCGTGCGAATTCTTCCACCTCAAACAGTTTCTCCCTTACTGTATGTATATTATATATCTTTTATTCTTTTTTGTTAAGTGGCTTTCCTTCCTTTATCCATTCCTCATAAGTAATATCTTCGGGTAATATTTTAAAATATTGTTGTAAAACTTTAAATGTCGACCTATTATATTTTTCTAGTTCTTCATCTGTTTTCTTTGGTGGATTTATAAATCTTTCACGTTCTTCTTTTGTCATTTTTTGTTTTTCTTCTTCCGTGAAATGAACCTCACTTAATTCCATTCTGAGTTTAAAACATTCTTCTGGAGAAAGTTCTTTTCCTCTTTGCATTTGTTCTGATTTAGGTAATAAAAGCCATTCCCTTGCTGTTAACGTCAACTAATCCACCTCCTCTAAAAGAATATTCCAAATATCTTTAACCAACAATTTTGAAACAACTTTAAATCTACTATTTCGCTCATATAGCACTTCATTTTCATTTAAACCAATAGAACTTATATCTCGTCCATTCTTTGAATTTTGTATATAAATTTTTATTTTTGCTGAATCATTATATCCTTCTTTTTTTGATGTGCTCCAATACTGTCTGATTATTACTACTTTTCCTACTACAAACTCACTCACAAAATCATTAATCATATCTTGCTCATCTAATCTATCCGTAAAATCGACCATTCTTATTAAATTGCCTTGATATTTCGGTATTTTTGACAATGCTTTGTCTAAATTATTTATAAGCTGTTTATCTTCTAGCTTTAATTTTGATAAATCATTTGCATTTCTTAACATATCATTTATAATATATGACTCAAAACTCTTGTATTGAATAACAGCTTGTAATTCTTTATCTGATAATTGAATTATATCACTATCACATAAATCCTCAATATGCTTTTCAGATTTACTATTGTCAAATGATACATTTTTCTCCCACTGTTCCTTCCTTACCTCATACATCTTCTTATTATCCGGATCTAGTGAATACTTCGACAATCTGTCGAACTGCTCAACCATCCTACCTGCATATTGCTGTTTCTGGTCCTGCTTGTAATCTTCCTTGACCTGCTCGAGCTCTTTCTTGGTAAACTTGCTGTCTGGTTCTTCATCCAGCTCTGGGAAGTATGTTGTATGTATATCTTTACAGTTAGGATGGTAGAGCCCTGCTGCCATAGCAGAGGACATTAGCGGATAAGGACCATCAGATGCCTTACCTCCACTCCATACATCATCTATAAGAATCTTTCCAACAAACGGAAGGCACTTAGGACAGGCATTAGCGCGCTTATTCATAATAACTGTACTAATTCCCCAGGACTGTCTCATCTCTCCCTCTCCGGTTAGATATGCACGCTTATTGGCTGTCTGAATTGCCATCTTAGCATAATCTTTCATAGTATGCCTTGCGCCATTTGCATATTCAATACAGTTGATACCTGCTTTAAGGAAATCCTTTGTCGCCATATCAACTGCCTTCTCATATGTTCCTGCACCCGTATTCGCATACACCTGAGCATTGAATATTATCTGCCGGTATTTATCTTCCGACATTCTAAGCATTGCTTTTTCCGCCCTGTTAAAATCTGACTTCGTAGCTTTAATCAGGGCATTAAGCTTTCTTGTGTTAAGCTTGAAAAAAGCACCCTCAGTGCCTTGTGACACCTTGGATGCTTTTAATCCCTTTTTCAATGCTCTTAATATCTTCTGTTCCTGATCTGTGCCGCCTGTCTGCCTTGCTGTAAATATCATTGCATCAATTGAACTGTTTATATCACTGAATCTGCCCGCAAAGCGTGTCTTGTTATCTGCTTTATATTTTTCTAAAGCTTTAAGCTGTTCTACCTGCCATTGTGTCCAGTTGAATCCAAGTTCATCTTCTTCCGCTCTGTGTCTGTCAAGATTTCGTATCATAGAAGCAATCAGCTCATCTTCTATGGCTCTAAAGGCTTTCTCTATGTCATATTCTGTATTAAGTGCCATAAGCTACCTCACTTGTTATCAATGCCTGTAAAACTGTTATCAAAACCTGTAAAACTGTTATCAGCGCCATTAACTGTAAAGCCATCTGACTGCATATTAAGTGCTGGCTCTTTCATATCAGATATACCCTGTTCTGCCTTAAGCCTTGATATCTCTTCCTGCTTCCATTCATCATCCTTGGTATCTCCATACAGCTCATCAACAGATGCCTCTATGCTCATAATACCGCCCTGCTTAGCCTTGCTGACTGTTTCTACCTGGCTTTCAAAGGATGGGTTAGCATATTCGCCAAATGTCACATCAATATCTATATCCTTAATAGCTGTCTTATTAAGCGTGTCTATGGCATTAAATGTTGCTGTAACGAGCTTTGGAAGAACCTTCTGAAGCCGCTCTACAATGTTATTTCTGCTGTAAAGCGTTGCTTTCTCTTTCTCCCTCTGTGCATCCGCATTATCCAGCTTCTTAACATCTATGCCTAATGTTGATGGGCTCATAATCCCCTGTAAACAAAGATCCAACGCTGTGATATATGTTGCAAGATAGCTTTCGTGTGGGATATTGCCCTGTACAAGCTCTATCTTATTAACTGTACCTTCTGCCATGCTGCCATCTGTTTTTATATAGGCATTATCAAAAGCATTAGGCTTTAGCACTTTTCCATCCAGGGGATTCCTTGGTAACATATTCTCCGGTATATATTCCTTTGTTCTATTCCTCCTTAAGGCATCCATCCATTGTGACCATGCTTCATCCAGCGCATCAAAGTTATCTATCTTTGCATCAAATATGCTCTTGCCTCGTCCTTTATACTTGGCTGACTTATAAAACAGAAGAGGAACAGCCATTATAAACTTGTCATTCCAGGTAACATCACTAAGATGTGCCAGCTCCGGTATAACACTTAAATCATATTCCCTGCCGCCTCTTGTAAGCTCATAATGTATGTAGCCTATGCCATAATGTTCAAGTAATACATATTCCTGTCTCTGCACGTTATACACAGTCTTAAACACTATCTCCTTAACTCTTCCCCTGTCCCTGATAATCTCTATCTTATCACCAGAGTAGAATTCCAATATAGGATACTTGCTAAGGTTCGTATCGAACGATATCTTGAATGCTCCATCACCGATATAAAGCGTTTCTGTTATTGCCTGCTTAACAAGCTCAACGAAATCATTTTCCTCTGCTATCTTATCCCATTCTGTCTGCCTGCTGCCAGCATCTATTAAATTCATATCATCTGTTACTATACTGGCCAGCATATCGCATAACATAGCAGGGAGACCTACGTGTATCTTTCTTATCTCCATACCTATTGTACAGGATGCAGACCAGAACCTTGTCTTGTCACCATCTATCTGGCTATATAGCTGTGACAATTCTTCACTCTCACCTCTGTACCATATCTTGTTCTTTATGGCATTTCCCTCGTAATCAAGAGTTTCCTGTATGCTTATGGATCCATTAACAGCCGGCTGGATGTGCAGCCACGTTCTTATTCCTGTTTTTATCTTCTCTGCCATACTTGTAAATATGTTCACCTCTCTCACTCTCCTATCTGGAATTATGTCTTATTCTCTATACCTATCCTGCTTCGATAAGGAATCCAGCCATACTGTACGCTGTTTACCATATGGTCATTGCCATCCTCGGGCTCACAGTCCTTATCTTCAAGCCACGAATACGTTTCTAACTCTGTCTTGTAATTCGTGCACGTATCGACAATATAAAAGCTTGGCTCTCTGCCCTTTTCGTCATTAAAGGACATCCAGCCAAGCTGTAAGTTAATTCTATCTATTATGGTTACTTTCTTATACGCATTGTTAAATATATACTGGCAGTCAATGTGTTCTCTCTTGTACTTGGCAAACTCTGTTATCGTTGCCTGATCAGCGTTATCTATAAACACATTCTTTGACATTCCACCCCATTCTTTTCTGTTACGCTCCAGGAAGTCTATGTAATTCCTTACCGTATCAGACGGAGCTATTGGTATATCAAGTTCTGCATTGTTATACACCTTTTCATCCAGCACTATCAGCTTGCCCTTGTTGGTTATTCCCATAAATGACATAGCAATCGTATCCGGACTCTTGGTTGAATAAGCTGTATCAAGTCCGCTGGTGAATATTATGAAATATTCGCCCTGCATTTCATCAACCTCACGTCTGATGTATGACTTTGCCTGCTCTCTGGTAATGATATGCCTCTTGCAGAAATTAGAAAAGACAAGGCCTGTAGCCTTGCCTCTTAATCCCAATATCTTGTTTTTATATATCTTGGTACCGGGAGGATAGCTCATTTTCTTCTGTTCTATCTTCTCAGGTGTCATAGATACGTTATCTTCAAATGTGAAGAACCAGTATACCCAGCCTTTAATAGGCTCACAGCCATTAAGGTCCTTCCATATCTCTTCCGGCACATCTGCCTTGTACTTATCAATCGGTCTTGCGTGATTGATGTACTCTGAATATATTGGCAGCGTAGGCGCATCAGGATTAAGTGTACCTACGAAATATTCAGAACGTCCGAATATCTCCCGTATGAAGTCTATGTTAGCTGTATTGCACTCATCTACCCACACACATCCAAACTGTGAACCCAAGGCATTCTTCCATTTACTGGCATTATCATAGCCAAGAATATATATTATCTTAGTACTGCTGCCCGTTTTGAATTTAATGTGCGGAAGTTTATTTTCTTTATCGCCATTACCACAGTATTCCAGATTAGGGAATATCTGTAACAATCCCATATCAGCATTTATTATATTCTTCTCAATAACACCTGTTGTATTACCTGCTATAACGTGCAGCTTCATATCTGATTCAGCTACATTCATAATAAACTTAACAGCTACTGTCGTTGTCTTTCCGGATGCAGTTGAACCCTCTAAGAACTCTGCTCTTGCAGGTGTGTCTATGTAATCCCAGTATTTATCACTTAGAAGCATCTGGCTCACCTCTTGCTTTGCGCTGTGCAAGAAGCTCCTGTAATTCACTCCTGGTTGTATCATTTACATTGGCTTCTATCTTGTCGGTGAATATACCTAAATGTTTGCCAAGAAGTTCTAAGGCCTTAACCTTGTCACAGGACTTAACTTCTAATCCATCTCTCCCCTTCTTGATAACAGCAAGAGCTCTTTTCTGTTCCTCTGTCAGTTCCTCCGTTAATACTGGCTCTACTGTTCTATACATAACAGGCTTACCATCTTTATCCAGTAAATCCACAAGTGCTCCACCAGCTTCTACTTGCATCTTCTTTTCAACCACATGTGCATAATCCGCATTATTAGAAAAAGCTATCAAGGCAAGCTCCCTGATTACTCGCTCTTGAGTAATCTCTGTCTTGCGTGATAGTTCCTTTTGTCGCTCTCCTATGTACTGTGAAATTGTAGTATTTTGTAGTAATTTTGATGCATTTGTATTTGCATAGTTTTCTGTGTACCCCGCCCTAATAGCCGCTTGTGTGGCATTGAGGTCTATAAGGTATTCATCACAGAATTTCCGTTGTTTATCTGTTAACCTCACACAATCAGCTCCTTTCTAACTTAAAATAAAAAAGACAACCTCACGGCTGCCTTTTAACATTCCAATAACTTATCGAATTTCTCATGAAACTTATTTGAAAAAACTTTTTCATAATTTGTTCTTTGAGATAAATTGAATAATTCATATTTAATTTCATAATTATTTATTAAAAAAATAAATAATATTTTCATCAAGATATTAATATCTTCATTTATTTTTTCTATCATAATATTTTCTCCTGATAAAATGTCATAAATATATTCTATTTCTTTATTTTCTAATTTCAACTTATCATGAACTTCATTAGAATATTTTGCATATTGAGAATACAGTATATTTAAACAATCTTTATTTTCACTTTTTATATCATCTTTAATATGCCTGTATGATGTTTCATTAATTTCTTTTATTGATTTATCCTTAAAAATATATGAATAAAAACACTTAAGTGTTTGTTCAGTAATATATCTCATACATGCTGTTATTCCCAAACTATCATTTAATGGTACATACATTAATAACATATTATATCCATATATTATTTTAGAAATAAAAAATTCTACTTTTTCATCATTTATATACTTTTTTAATATCTCTATAAAAATATTAAAACTACATATTCTTTTATATAGCAAATCATACTCTTTATTATATCGACAATCAGGAAATACTTTTTTTAAAAATTCTTCGTATTCGCTCAACTGACTATTTTTTCCCATATTTCTTCACCAATATGTCATAATCACTTTCTTTATTTTTTTCAGTTGTTTCTACTTTATTATCTTCTTCCATACTTTCTATCATCACTTTTTTTAATATCTGTAATTGTTCAACTAACTCTTCATATGTTGATTTATGTATTACACTTAAAAATTTTATAATTGATTGATTTCTGCTTTTTAACAAATACGGCTTATATGGAATATTTAATTTTAAAAATAATTCTTCTAATTCCTTATTATGTTTATATATATCTCTATCATATACAATACTTGTTAAAATAGAATACATTTCCATCTTGAATTGATCAATATCTTTTATTCCCTGAGTTATCATTATTTTTTTATATATCTTATTCTTCATTTCTAATAGTAACCTCCTTATCAAATTCTATGCAAATATCTTCTAAAGATGTTATTAAATTTGTATCTTGTCTATCAGAAATAAACTTTGACATATCTGAAGTAATTAATTTGGGAGAATTCGGAAATACAGTATTAAATATCTTTGTATTATTAAATGCTTTTGAAATATTTTTCATATTTCTTTTTATTCCTTGTGACGGATTTGAATCTATTTTTGTAAATATTATTCCCAAACAGTCCAATGAATGACTATCAAAATCTCTTCTATATGTTGACTTTAATCTATCAACAACACTATCCAGCATGCTTACTCCCAACATAGAATATGCATCTGGAACAACAGGAACTAAATAAAAATCACTCGTTAGTAAAGCTGTTATTGTATAAAATGAATATGTTGGAGGACAATCTATAAATATATAATCATACTTGTTCCTAAAATCACTGTCTTCTACAAAATTACACAATATATGCTCTGCTGCCCCTGAGCCTATTTCTCTATCCATAAAGTAAACATTTAATTCTCCCGGAATCAAATGCAAATTATCTGTTAATTTATATACAATTTTTTCTATATTTGCACCTTCTAACATTGAGCCAGAAGTTCTATACAAATTTTGAATTGTTGGTAATAAATTAATGTCTGTAATTATTTCATCATCTTTTATTTGTATCACTTTGAAATGCTCAAAAAAAGATTGTGTGCAATTTGCTTGAGGATCTATATCTATCACTAATACCTTTTTATTCATATTATTAGATAAATATAACGCAATTTCTTTGCACAAAGTAGTTTTACACACTCCGCCTTTCATATTTAAAAAAGAAATTATATTTTTATTCATATCATTACCCCCAATTATAATAAACATATAATAATACATTTATATATTTATTTCAACAAAATAAGACACCAACTTTCGTCAGTGTCTTAAGAGGGGATAATTATCAATTTAGGAGTAATGGATGCCGGTTAGAGCTGGCATCCGCAGGGGATATTATTGAATTTCAGACTGATATATGTCCGTGGCTCAGTGCATTCTGCATCTGTTCCACGATAAATAT